GCAGCAGCGTGCGGCCACGCTAGCCGCCCAACTCAAGAGCGCGGAAAAGCAAGAGGATTGGCGCCGGCAGGACGCGGTGGCTGAGAAAGCCGCGATGGCGGCGCAGCTGCTCCTGCAGGCGCAACGCGACACCATCACGCGCACCGATGAGGTCGCCCGGATCGCTGCCGAAGCCGACCAACGCGTGCGGGCGCAGCTGACCGCGATCGAGGTGCAGGGGAAAGAGATCCATATCCTGGTCAATAGCGACATGACGGCGGCCCGGACGGCGGAGCGCGATTCCCTGCGGCTCCTCGTCCTCTCGCTCAAGAACGGCTACGATCTGAGTGTCAAACTCGGGCTGACGCTCAGCGGTAACGAGCAGGACACGATCGTGGCGTTCGAGAAGCGGATCACGGAGCTGGATCAAATCCTCGCAGACCGGCATGCCGCGCAGTTGTCCGTGGAGGCGGAAGCGGCAACGACGAAGGCGGCGGCGATGAAGGCGGCATCGGTCGTCTCATGACGCGGCTGCCGGTCGTCCGGCTGAGCGATCCGCAACGGGACGCGATCCGCAAGTTCCTGAAGAAGCGGGCCGACGGCATGGCCGTGATCGTCATGTGGGTCGGGCTGCACTTCATGTCGCCGTCGGTGGGCTGGCGAGAGGTGGCGGGCGTCGCGATCCTGGTGTGCGCGGGCGGTCTGATGCAGTGGCGGTTCGACAACGAGAGTCCATAAGGCATGGGACACTGAACGATGATGATCTTGAAACACGATGTGACCGATCCGAAGGAGACGCCGACCCTGACGTTCGCCAGCTTCAGCCCGAACGAGGACGGCACGGTCTGTCTGGTGATGCCCGACGGCAGCTTCGCCACACAGGAGCCGGGCGGCTATGGCGTGTTCCGGCCCGGTGGGGCTGATGTGCGCGGCGCCTATCAGCGGGCGATGGTCGACGGGCAGCTCGTGACGTTTCACACTCGGCCGCAGGATCCGCCGTTCGTTTACACCTGGTGTCGGCTTCCCAACTCATGAACGCCGCGCTCTACGGCTCGAGCAGGGTCCGCGAGTGGACACCGGCGCAGCTCCGGGCGATCCGGGGCGCGATCTGGCCGACGCGTGGGCCGGTCGCCTTCGGGCCACGGCCGGGGCAGGAGGACAACATCATCGATACCGGCTGCGAAGCCTACACGGCGGCCGATCTGGCGCTGGCGCGCATGATCATCCGGTCGCGTCGGTATACACATGTCCAGGTGGGGCCGTTCATCGACGCCGGCTACCACGGCCAGTACCCAGCGACTGACTTCCGCAACAATCCGGACGAGATCCTGGCGTGGCTCGAAAGCTGGTGGGCGGCCGGCTTCGCCGTGGTGGCGTTCCTGGGGCCGGATGGGTGGACCACGACGCAGATGGAGACGCTGGAGCCGATCTTTGTGCAGCCACGATGGCAGGCGGTCTTGCGGCAGATTGTCCCGATGGGGTGGGAGCCGTCGGAGGATACGCCGAACGCGGAATTCGTCGCGCGGTTCCAGTGGGCGCAGCGCGTGTTCCCCACGGCGTTGCAGTACCTCCATCTGCCGGCAGATTTCGATGCGCCGGGGAACAACGACGATTTTACGCCGGGGCAGCCGTCCTATATTGGAATGGCGGAGGCGTGGCGGCGCGTCGTGCCGTACCTGACCGGCTACCTGATCCAGAATGGGCCATATGGGACGGCGCCGGCCGACAATCCGCCCCTCGCGCGTAACTTCGGGGATCAGTTCCGGATCGACGTGCGCGGGTCGCTGGCGGATCGGTTCGTCCACGGCTATGCCGGCTGGCCGACGGTGTGCGCGAGTGGCGAGCCGCTCGATCTGATCGCCGCGGAGGAGACGTCGTATTACGCCTATTGGCGGAATCTGCCAGAGGATGCCTCGCGCGACTGGGGTGCGGTGGCGATGGCGAATGGCGCGCACGGTGCGTTCGATGGGGTCCGATGATGCGCCGGATCGTGGAACAGGTGCTGCCGGCGGCGTATGCGCTGTTACCGCGTGAGCTGCGGACGCCGGAGGCCGCACGGCTGATCCTGGCGGTCGGGGCGCACGCCTCCGGGTTTCATGTGCGACGGCTGGCCTATTCAAGTCCACGGCGGGGATATTGGCTCCTGGGCGTCGATCAGGTGGCGGAGGTGCTCCGGTTCTCCAAAGAGCGCGGCCCGCTGGTGAATGCGGCCCGGGAGCTCGGGTATGGGATCCTGACGATGGAGCGGGGTGTGCTGCAGGCAGCGCTCGAGCATAACGATTGTCTCGGGTTCGTGGTGGCGCGGTGCCTGCTGCCGCCGGCTGTCGAGGCGCTCCAGGGCTCCGGCGAGGCCTGGGCGATGTATCGGGAGCTGTGGCGTCCTTCAGCGGCGGCGGCCGATGGTTCTCGGTGGGCGGCGCACTATGACGCGGCGGGCGCGGTGTTGGCAACGGATGAAAGGATGGCAGCATGTCGCGATTGAAGGCGTTCCTCTGGCGTCTGGTCTACGTCGTGATCGTGGTGGCGATCCTCGCGTTCGTGATCCCGCTGGTGTTCGAGATGCTCGGGATCGGGTTTCCGTCGGGGCCGGCGCTGACGTTGCTGAAGTTCGCGCTCGCGTGTCTGGTGCTGATCTATCTGTGTTTCGGCGACGTGCCGCCATACACGCCCTTCTGAGGGGAACCATGACGATCGGACCGATCCTATTGGCGGTGGTGCTGGCGACGGCGGCGCAGTTCGATCGCGCGGGGCGTGCCTGTTTCGCGGCGCTTCGCGATTTTCAGGTGATCGAGCTGCGCGAAGTGCAGGCGCATCACGCCTGGCCGACGGAGGAGCAACATAAGCAGATCGCGGCCAAGTTGGCGATCGCCTATGAGGGGGTCGCGGACAGCCTGCCGCTCGGCATCCAGTACGTGGCGGGGCACCCGCAGGCGCTCTCCTGGCTGCGGTCGGTCAACGTGGCGGTGGGGGCGCTGAGTGGGCTAGTCGGGCCGTTGGCGCCGAAGGATGCGCGACAGACGATCCAGACGGTGCAGGACCGCTTCGCGGCGCTGCTGGCGCTCTATCCGGTGGGCACCATCGACGAGCATCCGCCGATACGCTGACGGTTATTGTTGACAATGGGCATGGACTAAGCGATCCTCTGTCTCGCGGTCGGGACGGCCGCAGGTACGGGAACAGATGATCGCCGAAAAAATCGACCTCGAGGAGATCGCATCGTCGAATCTCGCGGCGATCGGCTACAACGATCGGAAACGGATCGCCGGGCTGCGGTTCAAGTCGGGCGACGTGTTCCACTATGCCGATGTCCCGGCGGAAGTGTTCGCGTCGTGGTATCTCGCGGAGTCACGCGGCAAGTTCTATGCGGCGAACATCCGGGGGCAGTATCGCGGCGAGAAGATGACGGGAACGTGTCCCAAGTGCGGCGATCGGCCGGGGTGGATCGGCGAATGCTGTGAAAGTTGCGGCTGTGCGAACTACGCAGCCGACGTCAGGAGGGCGACAGATGCGTCTGATTCCGCTGACGGCCGGTAAGTCCGCTATCGTCGACGACGATGTATACGCTGCGATGAGTAGATTCAAATGGTGGGCGAAGAAAACAGAGCGGAAGGGACGGACCGTATGGCATGCGGTCAGGCAGGTGTCGCGACGGTCGATTTACATGCACCGAGAGATTGCCGGCGTTGGTGTCGATCGCGAGATTGACCATAGGAATGGTGACGGTCTAGACAATAGGAAAAAGAACCTACGCGCGTGCTCGCATCAGCAGAACATGGCGAATAGACACTCAGTACATGCGCGTTCAGGCGTGCTCGGCGTGTGTTTCATTTCGAGGCTGAAGTCTAAACCGTGGTCGGCGGTGATCATGGTTGGTTACAAAAAGTACCATTTGGGCTACTTCGCGACGAAGGCAGAGGCATCTGAAGCGCGACGATCGGCGGCGTTCAGGGCATTCGGAGAGTTCGCGGCAGAGGCTAAAGGGGGTGGGAACGATGGGACGGCCGGCAGTCTTTAGAGGGAAGGATGTCCAGTCGCGGCCGATTCAGGGAATCATGACGCCGGCCGGGTTGAAGGCATTCGAACAGGCACGGCGCGAACTCGGCAAGCTGTATGCGGCGGTGACGGGACGGACGATCGCGCAAGTGTCGGACGGGGACACGGCGGAATTTCTCGCGCGAGGTGCCGAGGAGACGCGGAAGTATCTGGAGGAGCGGAAACGCTGATCGCTAGGGGGGTGGGATGTCGAAGAAGCGCATGGCAAAGGCGGGTGGGCTGATGCGGCGTGCGGCGGCGGTCGCGTCGGCGGTGGTGGAGAATCCGGTCGGGGCGCTCGGCGTGTTCGAACGGCTGGCGCTGGATAAGCGGCTGACGGTGGAGAAGCTCGGCGAGCTGATTCGGTTGCAGTCGGTGATCCTCGAGCGGAACGCGCGGTCCGCGTTCGAGGCGGCGTACGCGGCGATGCTGGATGACATTCCGCGGATCAAAAAGAATGGGGCGATCCTGAACAAAGCCAGAGAGGTGCAGAGCCGCTATTCGCGCTATGAGGACATCCGGGCGATCGTCGATCCGATCCTCAAGCGGCACGGGTTCCACGTCCACACAAAAACAGAGTGGCCGTCGGACGGGATCGCGGAGGTGGTGGGCTCGCTGGTGCATCGGGAGGGGCATACGCGGGAGTCACGGTTCCGGGCAGCAGCCGATGCGAGTGGCGGGAAGAACGCGATCCAGGGGCTCGGCTCCGCGGTGCAGTACGGGCGGCGCTACACGCTGAAGGATCTGCTCTCGATTGTCGAGGAAGGGGTGGACGATGACGGACAGACGGCGGGCGCGTCCCGTCGTCGGGAACCTGAGGTGGTGCCGGCTCGAGCGCCGATGCCGGAGCCGGTGCAGGACGCGAACGAGCCGATTACACAGAAGCAGCGGCAGCGGTTCGCGATGATCCTCAAGAGCAGCGGGCGCAATATCGAGGACGTGCGCGCGTGGCTGAAGCGGGCGTATGGGATCGAGTCATCGGCGGCGATCACGCGGGCCACGTACGACGATATCTGCACGGTTCTCAGTTCGTCGCGAGCGTTGCCGATGAGGCAGCCTGGAGAAGAGGGCTGATGACCTTCAGATATGACGATTCCGACCATTCGTACTGGTTGGACGGGCAGCAGGTACCAAGCATCACGCAAATGATCGAGCGGGCCGGGCTAGTCGATTCGACCTGGCTTACGCAGGCGAGCCGGGAGCGCGGGACGGCGGTCCATGCGCTGACAGCCAGCTACGATCTCGGGGCGATCGAGCGGCCGGCGTCGTGCTCCTCGCCATATAAGGGCTATCTCCTGGCGCACGTAAAGGCGGTCGGGATCATGCGACCGGAGTTCGTGGCGGTCGAGGAGCCGCGGCTGCATTCGCGGTACCGGTTTGGCGGGCGCCCGGATCGGGCGATGCTGTATAACGGGCTGGCCGGGGTGCTGGAGATCAAAACGGCGGAGCCGTCGAAGGCGCACGAATGCCAGACGGCGTTGCAGGCCATTCTGGAGTCGGAGCGGTTCGAGCTGCCGGCGGAGGCGCTCGGCCGGTTCTGTCTGTATCTCAAGCCGGATGGCCGTTTTCGCCTAGAAGAACACCGGAGGCGGCGTGACTTCGACGTGGCTTTCAGGTTAATCCGGGAACAGTGTGGTTAATGGAGGCGCGGCGGCGCTGGCGCGAATGGCGGCATCGGGCGGACTACGATGCGATCGATCTGGTGGCCGCGATCCGGAAGGTATGGGGGGTGGCGTATGTTCCAAGGGACCAACTTCAAGGAGCCGAAGGGGTCGGCGAAGGTGGAACGGCTGATCCGCCGGCTGGCGCTGAAGGCGACGGAGGACAAGAGCAAGGCGGAGGTCCGGCGCCGTGACAAGCGGTGCCGTTTTGCACAATGCGGTTGTCGGAGGTTCGGGCTCCGGCTGGAAGTTAGCCACGCGGTCCATAAGGGATCCGGCGGCAATCCGAAGGGCGAGCGATCGGCGCCGGAGCTGATGGTCTACGTGTGTTCGGCGCGGCATCGCGAGAACCGGATGGCGATCGACCGGGGCACGGTGCGGTGGCGTCCGCTAACGGCGGAGGGGGCGAACGGGCCGATCGCCTGGGAGATTGACGTGGAGGCCATGCAGCCGTTCGGATCGGTGTTCGTGCCGCAGGGCTGGATCGAGGTCGCGCAAGAGACAGCGGTCGGGGTGCTGGCGCCGCTCACGGCGTGGCAGCGCAAGACGCTCAATACGCTGGCCGGGATGCGGATCTGAAAAATAAATCGATCGGTCCTGTCGATTGTTGTTGATAACTAACTAGGGCTGGTCTAGACTGCGTGTGCGTCGGGCGGGATTCCTGGCGCGGAGGGGTGGACAACATGCGAAGCAAGATGATCGGGCGGGATCAGCGGGACGCGGCGTTCGCGCGGGCGCAGGCGATTCTCCGGCCGGAGGTGGTGCCGTATGCGTCGGTCACGATCGTCAAGGCCGACGGTACCGAGGTGACGGTGGAGCGGGCGAAAGCGCCGACACACTACATCCCGCCGTTTACGCGGGTGAACGGTCGGCAGCAGGAGACGGTGTGCGGGCTGTGGATCCGGGAGCGGGAGTTCTCGCGGGAGCCGACGTGTGCGCGGTGTCAGGCGTGGCTGGTGCAGTCGGCGGTCGAGGACGCGGAGACGGCGAAGGGGCTCGGATTATCGGAGGGGGTGGAATGATGGCGGTACGTACGATCGTTAACCGGTGGAGCGGCGCGACCATTTGGAGTGGTGACGCGACGAGCGCGAAGGATGCGCTCAGGCAGGCAAGGGCGGCCGGCTCGAACCTGAGCGGCTCGGACCTGAGCGGCTCGAACCTGCGCGGCTCTAACCTGCGCGGCTCGAACCTGAGCGACTCGGACCTGCGCGGCTCGGACCTGAGCGGCTCGGACCTGCGCGACTCGAACCTGCGCGGCTCGAACCTGCGCGGCTCGAACCTGAGCGGCTCGGACCTGCGCGGCTCGGACCTGAGCGGCTCGGACCTGCGCGGCTCGGACCTGAGCGGCTCGGACCTGCGCGGCTCGAACCTGAGCGACTCGAACCTGAGCGGCTCGGACCTGCGCGACTCGAACCTGCGCGGCTCGAACCTGCGCGGCTCGAACCTGCGCGGCTCGAACCTGAGCGGAGACAAGATCGCAGCAGCCGGAGAAGCGGCGACGCGATCGGACGGGTACGAGTTCCGCGCGTTCGTGCTCCAGGCTGGCGGGATCAAGATCAAGGCGGGCTGTCGGTGGTTCACTCCGGAGGAGGCGCGGGCGCATTGGACGACGACGCGCGGCGGGACGCGGTTGGGCGACGAGTCGCTGGCGATTGTCGAGCATCTGGAACGGATGGCGACGATCGCGGGGGTGGTCCGATGAAGGCGTCGAAGAAGGTGGCGGAGGTGATCGACGTCGGGCCGGTGCTCTCGGAGGACGAGGCACTGGCGACAACGGACGGGCGGCAGATCGCCGGGTGGGTACAGGGGCTCCGGGCGTTCTTCCTGCAAGCTCGGGAGCTCGAGATCGGCGCTATGGCGATGCTGAAGGCGGCGCAAGCGATCAAGCCGCCGGCGAACGCTGCGGAGGATGTGGCGGTTCAGAAGTTCATCAAAACGACAACGGAGGATCGGAAGGAGATCGAGGCGCATTGGCAGATTACGGCGGTGATCCATCGGTTCCATCGGCGGCTGACATCCAAGCGGGACATCGGGGCGAAGGCGCTCGAGGAGGCGAACGCGATCGGGAATCGGCTCCACAATGCGTACGTCGAGGGCGAGCGCCGGCGGGCAGCGGATCAGGAGTGGCGCGAGCGCGAGGAGCGGGAGTTCCTGGCGCGGCAGGAGCGGGAGGCGGAGCTGGCGTCGCTCGAGGCCGCGGCGGTCGCGGCGGAGGAGGCGTCGCCGGAGCTCTCGGCGCGCGAGACGGTGTTCGTCGATCAGTTCGCGGCATGCGGGAACGGGCAGACGTCGGCGCGGGTCGCCGGCTACAAGGATCCGTTGGCAACGGCGGCGCGGCTCCTCTCGAGCGCGAAGATCCAGCTGGCGATCAAGGCGAAGCAGCAGGCGGCGACGATCCGCCGGCAGGTGACAGCGAAGGCCGCGGCGCCGGTGGTGGTCGAGCATGTGGAGGTGCGGCCGGCGATCGAGCGAGCGGCCGGCATGTCGGACCGGACCACCTGGGGAGGGGAAGTGCTGGACGAGCGCAGTCTGATGACGGCCTTCCTGGGGTGTGCGCCGGAGGATTACAAGAATCGCTTCGGGATTCCGGCGGATCTATTCATGGTCAATCCGGTCAAGCTCGCGGAGTACGGACGCTCGCTGCATGAACGGCTCGATGGGTGGCCTGGGGTTCGCCATACGAAGAAAACGAGGGCGGTCTGAATGACTGAGCTGCGGCCGTATCAGACAGCATTCCTTGATGCCGTCGAGGGAGCTTTCTTCGATCGCGGGCAGAATCGCGTACTGGTGCAAGCTGCGACCGGGGTCGGGAAAACGGTATGTGTGGCCGCGATGCTGAAGCGACCGCGGCTACGAGCTTGGATCGATGGACTGCCGAAGCGGGGCGCGTCGATGTTGGTGATCGCGCATCGGGAGGAGTTGCTCGATCAGGCGGCCGACAAGATCCGGCAGCAAAATCCGGGCGTGATGGTCGATATCGAGCAGGGCGAGCGGCGCTCGAGCCGGTACGCGGATGTGATCATCGCGTCGATTCAGTCGCTCTCGGCGCGGAAGTATCAGCGGCTCGAGCAGCTGCTGGCGCGGCACACGTTTCGGATCGTCGTCGTCGATGAATGTTTCCCGCCTGGCACGGTCGTAGATGGGCGGCCGATTGAGGCGATCCGCGTCGGCGATCTGGTGACGGCATTCGATACCAGGACGCTCCAGTTGTCGCGGCGGCGCGTCGTTCGGGTGCTGCACAAGACAACGCAGGCGTTGGTCCGCCTGACGACGGATCGGGGCGTCATTGTCTGCACGCCGAGTCACAAGCTATGGACCTCGGTCGGGTGGATGCGTGCTGGAGCCGTCTCGGTGGGGTGTATGATTGGGCACCATGCCGCAGCCAGTAGAGACTCAGTGCCATGTCTGCCACGCGCCGGTCACGTTGACAGTCAAGTGGGCGATCGATGGGTGGCGGCGCTCGGGGCGGGCGTACTGTTCGCCAGCGCATCGCGACCAGTGGGTGTCTCAGGAATCATCGCGACGGATGGCCGCGACGAATCGCCGGTACGCCTCGCAGCGTATGACGCTCAGGAATCCGATGCGCCACGCGGCAGCGCGCGAGAAGATGCGGCTCACCCTGCGTGCATTGCAGCACCGTCCGAAGGTGCGGGGCGGGAACGGTCGGGCCATTCCGGTACCCCAGCAGATGCTGGCCGACGCGCTCGGATGGCCGACGGAAGTGATCGTCAGAACGGGGAGGCGCGGCTACTGGCCGACGCACTACAAAGTGGACATCGCGAACCGGGCGCTGATGATCGCGATCGAGGTGGACGGGTTCAGCCATTTCGCGATGGTGCGGAAAGCTCAGGATGCGAGGAAGGACGCCTTTCTGACTGGGCGCGGGTGGCGCGTGTTGAGATTCTCCAACCGGGCCGTACTGGAGAATTTGAGCGCCTGTGTCCTGAAGGTCGCGTCTATGACCTCGAAGTAGAGGATCTGCACACCTACTTCGCCGATGGATTCGCCGTATCGAACTGTCACCATGCGGCGGCCGCGACCTATCGCACCACGCTCGCGCGGCTCGGCTTTCTACCGAAGGCTGACGAGTCGGACAGTACGGAGAGCGAAGCGGCCACGTACGACGATGTCGAGCTGATGACGAAGGCGTTGGACGGGTGGGACGTGATCGCGCCAACGGATCGGCTCCTGCTCGGGGTGACGGCGACGCCGAACCGAACGGATGCCGTCGGACTTGCCGCCGTCTTCCAAACGATCGCGTTCAGCTATCCGATCAAGCAAGCGATCGATGATCACTGGCTGGTGCCGATCGAGCCGTGGGTGATTGAGACGGCGGAGTCGTTGGACGATGTACGGGTCATGCGGGGCGAGTTCAACCAGAAGGATCTGGCGGAGTCGGTGAATACAGAGCGCCGCAATCGGCTCGCGGTGGAGTCCTGGCAGCTACACGCCGGCAAGGAGTCGACGATCGCGTTTACGGTGGACGTGGCGCACGCACACGATCTCGCGGCGGAGTTCCGGCGGTGCGGCGTGAATGCCGCGGCCGTGTCGGGTGAGACGCCGAAGGAGGAGCGCCGCGAGACGCTCGCCAGCTATACGCGGGGCGGGATCCAGGTGCTCACCAATTGCCAGATATTCACCGAAGGGACGGATCTGCCGCTGACGGGCTGTATCTTGATGGCGAAGCCGACCAAGAGCGCCACGGTTTACGAGCAGTGCATAGGCCGGGGACTGCGGACCTATCCAGGCAAGCGGCGGTGCGTCGTGGTGGATATGGTCGACATCGCGCGGAAGCATTCGCTCCAGACGGCGCCGGTGCTCTATGGGCTGCCGCCGGGGCTGCTGACCAACGGGCAGGATCTCGAGTCAGTGAAGGCGCAGCTCGAGGCGCTGAAAGAGAAGTACCGCACGTTCGATCTCGAGGCGCTGTTCAGCGGAGGCGCGCGGTTCACGCTCCAGGAGCTGCTTGATCGGGCGACGACGTTTGACGTGTGGGCGATCCCCTCGCTTGGGGCGTTTGGGGTCGGGCGACAGTTCAACTGGATCAAGACCGGGCCGGATACGTTCCGGTTGCAGTACCCGTGGGCCGACGGCACGGAGGTGCTCGAAGTCTCGCGCGATCTCCTGAGCAAGTGGCAGATCGTGTGCACGCTGAGGCCATCGGCGAACGAGAAGGGCCTCCGACCGCCGGCACGGCAGCGGACGCTGGCAACCGGCGTGGCGACTGAGGACTCGGCGGCCGGGCTCGCGGAGGCGTTCATCCTCCAGGAGCGGGGATCGGTGGCGAAGATGAAAACCCCGGATGCGCCGTGGCGATTGGGACGGGCGTCAGTGAAGCAGCTGGAACTGCTGGCGCGGTGGCGCGTGCCGCATAATCCCAAAGCGATTACCAAAGGGGAGGCGTCGGATCTATTGGATCTGGCGGCGTCTCGGCGGCCGGTGCGTCGATGACACCACTCGCGGTGTTCAAGGGGTCTGATGGCGCGTCGACGAAGGCGCTCTACGCAGAGCTTGAGACGAAGGGGCCGGCTGGCGTGCTGGCCCTGAACCTGTTCCGGGCTAAGAAGAACTCCGATCGCGCGAAGGTCTATCGCGGCGGGATCCCCGGCAAAGGCTCGTATCGTCGGCTGGCGTATGACCGGAAGAATTGGGCGATGAGTAACCTGGTCTCGGTGCTGACGCAGCATGCCGAGGCGCTCGGTGTCCGGTGGGGCTGGAAGGACGATCCGGCGCAGGCATACCACCGATGGGTGCTCTACGTAGACACGCCGACGGGTCAGGTGAGCTTCCATACGGCGGGTCGGCTGGCCGGGCCGGACTATGCCGGGACGTGGGACCGCGCCGGGGACGTGATCGCCATTCGCATCTGCTCGTGGATCGAGCAGCTCTTACAGCCAGAAAGTCCGGGGTTGATTCCTAACGAGGAGGGGCGTAGAGTGCGCCTATGATGTTCTCCTAAAAGAGAACGCGGCCGGCACTGGAGGGGTGGTCCAGTGAACGCCGGCCGCTAACATCGTCGTCTGTGGATCCCACACAGAGACGAGCTACCGTATTGTAGCTTGCCTGCCTGTTGAGCCTCCATAGCCTTCGATTTCAATTCACCCCCTACCGATTGGCGTGAGCCGATCGAACGAACGGCCGCGGTTCCCGGTCGCTCGTGGCGAGCCTGTGAGATGGCCGCTGGCGATAGGACTGGCTGACCTGTTAGCCCCCGTTCAGGCGGTTCGCTCCTTCGTGCCGAAAAGGAGCATTCGACAAGAGGGGACTAGGGATTCTCAGGACTTTTTCCCCCCCGACCTGATGCCCTCGTGTAGGCGTTTGGGATACTTGGCCCGCGTAGCCTTATGTCCTTCCTTGGCATAGGGGTATCAGGGATAAAAGTCCTTTTGTAAGAGGGTGGAAGGTTGGACGTGTATACGGAGCCAAATATGTGGGATCCGAAATGGCTCAGCAATCCGTCGGCGGCTAAGGGTAGCGGGTGGCAGCGGTCTAGGCTGGTAAGCGGCTCAGAATCGCCAGCAAGCCGCCTAGGAGCCCCGCCAGCGAACGATCCGGAGGCCGACGAACGGAACTTCGCCCGGCTGGTCCGGCGCCTTAAAATGGCACGGCGGCGGGAGCGACTAGAGTCCCGTCGTCGGGACTAGGGAAGGGTGGGGCGGATGACCGAAGGGGCGGAGAAGCTCCCGTCAGGGACCGCGGGCAAGATCCGGCAGCTGATCGAGGTAGCGCGCGAGCGGGAGGCGGAGCTCGGGGCGGTGCTCCGGGAGATCGAGATCCTGATCAACGGGGGCGAGGGGATCGGCACGTTGCTCAAACAGGCTGAGGCGGCATTCGGGCTCGCCTGGTCGACGCGGTATCCGGGCGCGTATGTGTGGCAGTACGCGAAGGATCGCCCGCATCTCAAGCGGCTGATCGGCTCGCTCGGGATCGAGGAGCTCGAGGCGCGGTTCGGGCGCTACATTCGGAACGGCGATCCGTTCTTCACGTCGCGCCGGCATCCATTCGGTACCTTCGTGGCGACGGTGAATCAGCACGCGGGCGCAGGGACGGCGCCGGCGGGTGGGGATGAGGATCTCGAGCTCACGGCGCCGGCGGACTGTCAGCACGATCCGCGCTGTCTGACGGATACGCAGCATACGCAGCGGAAGCTGCGCGAGGTGCGGGGCAATGGCTAGAGGGAAAAAACCAAACAAAAAACTGCAAGGTGAGCTGGCGAGTAACTGGAAGGGCGATGCCGCAGCCGTGACGACTGGACGATCGCGGGCGCTGGTGCTCTATCCGATGCCGTTGGGGCAGTGCGAGGGCGAGGGTTGCACGGAAGAAGCGGTAGAGCGACATCACATGGATGGAAACACGGTGAACAACGATCGATCTAATCTGCAATTTTTGTGTCGATCGTGTCACATGCGGATAGACGGCAGACTGAAGAGGTCGCAGGTTCTCATGAGAGCCGCGAACATAGGAAAGACGTACTCCACAGAGCGCCGCGAGAACATCCGTAGGGCGAAGCTGGCATCGTTTCGTGCGGGTGGATATCCGGCAGGCGCGTTGAGGCGACCTGATGGGAAGTTCTTCCCGCAATGAAGGAACAGCAGCTGCCCAACAGCATCGATGCGGAGCGTGCGGTACTGGGCGCAATTCTGCTTCACAGTGACTGTTACGAACAGGCTGCACCGATCGTTGCGGCGGAACATTTCTTCAGAATCGCGCACAGGCTCATCTACGCGGCGATCGATCGGCTCTTGGAGTGGAAGGACGGCACGGTCGATCTGGTGACGTTGCGCGAGGAACTTGGGAAGCGCGGCGAGCTGGAGGAAGTCGGCGGGCCGGCGTATATCTCAGCGCTGATCGATGGGGTGCCGCGGTCCACGAACATCGAGCAGTACGCGCGGATCGTGCGCGAGAAGGCGCAACTCCGGACGCTGATCGCGGCCGGGAACAAGATCGTGAGTGCCGCCTACGAGGCGGAGGAGTCGCCCGCAGTGATCCTGGCGCAAGCCGATAAGGCGATCGTGGAGCTCCAGGCGGGGAATGGTACGTCGCGGACCGTCTCGCTGATCGATTCGAGCGCCGGGCTGCTGGCCGATCTGGAGTATCGGGTGGCGCACCGGGGCGAGATCCTCGGGTGTCCCTCGGGGTTCGCGTCGATCGATGAGATTACGTTCGGGTGGCAGCCGGGCGATCTGATCGTGCTCGGTGCGCGTCCCTCGATCGGGAAGTCGAGTTTCGCGGTAAATTCGGCGACGGCGAGCGCGAAGATCGGCAAGCGGGTCGCGCTGTTCTCGCTGGAGATGCGGCGGAAGCAGTTGGAGTACCGGATGCTGTCGAGTCTCTCCGGGGTGCCGTTGCCGCGGATCTTGAGTGGGTGTGTGATGGCACCGGACTGGCCGGCGTTGGCGGCGGCGACGACGGTGATGCACGCGCTGCCGTTCCACATCAACGATCAGGCGGGGCTCACGATTGGCGAGATCCGGGCCGAGTGCCGGCGGATCAAGTCCGAGGAAGGCTCGCTGGATCTGGTGATCATCGACTACGTGCAGCTGATGGGCGGGATGCTCGAGGATCGCCGGGCGAATCGGAACGATCAGATCGCGGATACCTCGCGGCGGACGAAAACGCTGGCCGATGAACTTGGGGTGCCGATCCTGCTGCTGTCGCAGCTCTCCAGGGCGAACGAGAAGCGGCCGGATCCGCGGCCGAAGCTGTCCGATCTCCGGGAATCGGGGTCGCTCGAGCAGGACGCCGATATCGTGGGGTTTCTGCACCGGAAGAACCATCGGGAAGGCGGGCTGACGTACTTCATCATCGAGAAGCAGCGGCAGGGGTCAACGGGGACGCTCAAGCTCTCGCTGGATCGGGATCTGGTGCTGTTCACGGATGCGCCGGACCTGGTGGAGCCGGTAGAACCGAAGCGGACGAAGAAAAGCGAGCCTGTCGAAGAAAAGGATCGCTATCGGACGGATTCTTCGGGGCGCGAGTGGTTGCGCTAGCTACAAATGCGCGCGGGGGTGGTGTGTGATTTTCATAGGCTGCGACCCCGGAGTCCACGGCGGCATCGCGGTTATTCATCCGGACGAGGTGCGGGTGCATGCGATTCCGGGGACGGATCGCGAGCTGCTGATGCTGCTGGCGGGTTATCGGTCGGTAGTCGATCGGGCGCCGGGTGGGTTTCGGCCGGTCGCGTTCGCGATGCTCGAACGGGTGTGGGGCATGCCGGGGTGGGGCGCGCGGAATTTCAAGTTTGGGCAGTCGTACGGGGCGCTCCGGATGGCGTTAGCGGCGCAGCGGATCCCATTCGAGGAGGTGCTGCCGCAGCGGTGGCAGAAGGCGATGGGGATCGTCTATCCGAAGGGGCCAGGCCGCCGGGACAAAAACATCACGAAGCAGCGAGCCGCGGCGCTCTTTCCGCAGCTCACGGTGACGCATGCGATCTCCGACGCACTGCTCATCGCAGAATTCGCTCGGAGACTCCATGGGGTAGCGAATGGCGAAAAAGAAGGGCGGAAAGAAGCCGGCGGCGAAGAAGGGCAAGCCGGCCAAGGTCAAGCGAGGCCCGCGATCAGCGACGTTGCCGGGCATGGGGAAGGTGCGCAATCACCGGCTCGACAATCTCGCGGAAGCGATCGCGGAAGATCGGCAGCGGATGGCGAGCGCGCGAGCCGATGAGCAGGGATCGATCCAGGCGGCGTTGCGGGAGATGAAGGCCAAGAAGCTCGGCGCGTACAAACATGCCGGGGTCGAGTTCGCATTCGTGCCGGGCGAGGACAAGTTGCGTGTGCGGCTGACGAAGGACGCGGAGGATAGCTCGCAGGCGTTCGAGGCGTCGGGCGACGGCGGCGAGGATGAGGCGCCGGAGGGCGGCGATCTCGCGGACGATGACAGCGGCGACGGCGACGTCGACGAAGATCAGGGGTAGTCGGTGTACGGCGAGCATTGGAACCTGGGCGGTATCCCTTACTACGGAAAGGCGGGCAAGATGGAGCAGAAGCCGAGTGTTGGGCGGGTCGTTCATTACGTCGCGTACGGGACGCCTGGCGGCGAGTTTCCGGCCGGGGTGTGCCGGGCGGCGATCGTGACGGAGGTAGGGGTACCACTCGGAAGCGCGGAGCCGGATCCCGACGAACGGATCGGAATCATGGTCGCGAATCCGTCCGGTCTGTTCTTCAATCGTGGCATCAAACACGATGAGGAGAAGGCGCCGGGGACGTGGCACTGGCCGGAGCGGGTGTAGCGTCATGGCGAAGGGGCCGTCCGATCTCGCTCGCCGACAGGATGCGTTCCTGTTCGATGAGCGGCCGATGGAGCTCGACGGGTTCCATCTGAAGGCGCGATCGATTGAGGTGATCGGACGGCCGACGCTGGCGCAGTTTGCGGCGGCGTTGGATTTCGCGCTCGGCTGTGGTGACGGGTCGCCCTATTGGATAGGCGAACTCTGGAACTACGGTGAAGGCCGGGCCGACTGGCGCGACAAGCTGGAACAGTCGATCCGGTCGCAGTCGGCGTATACACACAAATCGTTGATCAACCTGGGATACATTGTGCGGAATACCTCCGCGAAGGCGCGCGATCTGGCCCCGTCGGTCGGGCATGTCTCAGAGGTGGCAGCGCTCGAACCGGAGGAACAGGTCGAGTGGATGGAGCGGTCGGCGTCGGAGGGGCTCACGGTGCGCGAGCTGCGGCAGGAGATCAAGACGGCGCGGCGGCGGAAGGTGATCGACGGGCAGGCGGACAGCATGCACACGGTCGAGGTGACGGTGCGGCTGGAGATCGAAGCGGCCAGTTCGACGCAGGCCGAAGATGATGCGTGGGGGTTGGTCCGGATGGCGGTGGGGGGGATTGCCTCCGCGAAGGTGATCGCGGCGCATGCCAAAGGGGGTCGGTGATGCGGTGGGATCTGTTCTTGGCGTTCATGTGTGGCGCCGCGTGGGGTGGCTTCTGCGCGCTGTTCGCGATCAGTTTGTCGGGGTGGCGACGATGAAGCGCAGCGACGCGGAGCAGCTGATCGCGCTGATTACGAAGCTGGCGGAGCCGGACGGCGGTAAGCTCGATCGGCCGCATCAGCCGTACAACGGGGAGCAGAAGGCAGAGATCGCGAAGATCGCGGCTGCGACGGAATTTCCAGGGCCGAATCCGTCGGCTGCGGCGGTCGATTTCGAAGTGCTCTATCAGAAGATCAAGCGGCGGCTGCTCGATGATCTGAAGGTCGATCCGGTGTTCGTGAAGCTGTTGGCGACACAGCCGGAGATCATGGTGGAGATCGAGCCGCGGGTGGTCGAGATGGAGGGCTCCAGTCTCAAGGGGCGGATCGCGCGGCTGATGGCGGCCGGGTTCTTCAAGGACTCGAAGAAGTCGGGCACAGTGCGGGGCGAGCTGGCGCGGACGGGCAGCGATCCGGGCTCGGGCGGCCGGTTGTCGGAGGCGCTGAACGAATACGTGAATACAGGCTTCCTGACACGGGAGGGCGACGGCTATACGTTGGCGCCGGGCGTCAAGGTGTCGGAGAAGGTGCTCGAGGTGGTCTAGGCTCCCGTCGTCGGGACCGACCGATACTTCGGCAGGGCGGCCGCGAGGGGCGTAAGCTGAGAAGCGGGAAGGGTGGGAAACGGATGGCAAAGCGCAGAGCAGCCAAAGCGCCGGAGCTTCCGTTACAGGCGCGGCGCTATATGAGCATGAAGGATCTCGCGCATCTCCGGCGCCGTGGGCCGGTGCGTATACACGGCCTGCCGGTGAACGTGGCGCGGTCCTTCGATCCGGTCCTGATGGTCGAGACCGAGTTCGTAGGAGTGGCGGACGACGATCCACGGCTCGGGACCGTGGAACGGTTCAAGCTGTGAGGAAGGCGAATAAGGTATTCTTGTTGAATGCTATTAACGCCAGAGGAAACCTCTAGGTTCTGGGGATTCGTTCAGAGGGGTGAAGGTTGTTGGCTGTGGGGCGGGGCGCTGACAAGGGGGTACGGGGCATTTCATGTGCCAGGTACCAAGAGCCGAGTGATTCTCGCTCATCGACTCGTATATTGGCTGACGAACGGCAGTTTGCCGAGGGTCGTCGGGCATCATTGCGACACGCCACGTTGCGTTAGGCCGGATCATTTGTTCGGTGGTTCGTACGCGGACAACAACAGGGACATGATGAACAAGGGCAGAGCGGCTTGGCAGTTGGGCACACAACGGCCGCCGCGAGGTGCCGCGCATCCGCAGGCGAAGCTCACTCCAGAGATGGGAGACGAGATCCGCGCACTGGCATCGAGCGGTGAGAGACAGCGCGATATCGCGGCGCTATTCGGGGTGAGCCAGCGGACCGTTTGCAAGGTGCTACACGGATTGTCGTATGTCTGAAGTGCTAGGGGGCCGTCAGCAGCAATTCATCGCTCACTATTTGCTGACACTGAACGCGACGAAGGCGGCTCTTGCGGCTGGCTATAGTAGACGAACGGCATATTCGCAGGGTGCTCGATTGTTGAAAAATGTCCAGATCGCGCGGGCGATTGCGTCTGGGCAGCAGCGGCAGATGGATACGGCGGAACTGTCGGCGACGCGCGTCTTGGAGGAATTGCGCCGGGTGGCGCTGGAGGATCGTACGCCGATCATGGCGTGCCGGACAGTCGCGCAGCTACAGGCGCTCCCGGCTGAATTGCGGGCGCTGGTGATTGATTTCGAGGTGCTCCAAGCGAATATCCCCGGTTTGCGGGATGGCAAGACGGATACGATCCGGCGGGTGCGGACGGCGAGCAAGACGGCCGGGCTGGAGATGCTGGCGAAGCATTTCAAGCTGTTGACGGAGGTCTCGGAGCTCCAGGCGTCGGATGAGTTGTTGGCGCGGCTGGATCGGGGCCGGGAACGGAACGCGGCGCGCGGCCGGAAGAAGTAAGGTGTATACAGGTGGGCCTCTAGGGGCGTAGGCTGTATACAGAATGCGCTATCAAATTTGGATGACGGACCGTGCGGTGTATACAGCCTTGCGGGCGCGGGCTCGGGCGGAGTCGGTCAGCGTCGGGGCGCTGATCGCGCGACTGTGCGCCGGTGCCTTGGGGGTGTCTGCGGCGCCGCCGACGAAGGCGGGGCGGGCGCGCAATGTTGCGCCGGTGGCTGTGGCGGCCGTCGAGCCGATGTGCCCGCGTCGGTGCGGGCATCCGGTGCGCGTGCATAGCAAGAGCGGGTGTGTTGCGGGGTGTTCGTGCGCGTGGCGGCCAACCATGAAGGGGTGAATCATGGTGTTCTTGGTCGAGGTGGTGTTCGGGCTCTACCTGTTGGCGTGCGTGGCGTGCGGGATCCTGGTTTGGTGGCTGAGAGAACGATGATCAAGCGGCGCCCTCGGGGCAAGTCGTTGGCAGTCCGGTTGGAGGGCGATCGGCGGAAGCCGACGCAAGGCCGGAACGCGGTGACGTTCTGGTCGGCGTTCTATGCGACGGCGGACTCCACGGTCGAGTCGCGCGGGAATACCGGGCACGGCTGGCCGGCGCCGGTCGGGTCGATTGGCCTGGCGCTGGCGCTCCGGGCGCGCGTGGTGCGGGGGCTGTGATGAGTCGACGATATCTCTTTTCATCGGTGTCGGACGCGGAGCACGCGATCGTCACCGCGAAGGCGAAGGCGGCGGGTGTCTCGGTCGCTCAGTGGTTGCGGTACGTCATCAATCGGGAGCTATTCGAGGAGGACGAATCGCAGGAACTCCTGCGTGAACCGCTGCAAGGTCGCCCGAAGCGAGCGGCCGATGCCGAATGAACCGATCGAGCCGGCGCTGGTGGTCTGTGAGTGCGGCGATCTCCAGACGTTGCATCGGTTCGGGGCCGGGGCGTGTCTGCGCGTCCGGCGCGGGGTGCCGTGCGAGTGTCCAAAGTATCGGGAGGCGGTAACGGTGGCGGCGGCGGGTGGGCCGTCGTTGGTCGATCAGTGGACGGTGAAGGAATGAGCGGGCGTGCGGCGGACATTGGGCGCGAGGCGCTCCGGCAGGATCCAGCGCATCTCGAAAAGGCGCTCATCGATCTCTGCGCCGATTGTTACGCCGATCCCTTGCGGTTCGTGGTCGAGGCGTACGATTGGCCGATCAACGGGCGGGCGGGTCCGGATCCATCGTGGCAGGTTGGCGAGCTCCAGTACATCGGCGAGGAGGTCCAGGCGCGCGGGTTTGATGGGGTGCAGGCGGTCGAGCCGATCCGCGGGGCGATTAGCTCAGGGCATTCTGCGGGCAAGAGCGCTTTGCTGGCGTGGATCGAGAATTGGCTGATGTCGACGCGGCGCAACGCGCAGGGCTCGGTGACGGCGAACACCGACGATCAGCTCCAGTACAAGACATGGGCGGCGATCCAGGTGTGGGCGGCTCGGTGCATCACGGCGCATTGGTTCACGATCAACGCGACGATCCATTTCCGCAAGGGGCATCGGGCGTCGTGGTTCTGCGTGCCGTTGCCGAACAATGAAAGCAAGTCCGACGCGTTCCAGGGGCAGCATGCGCCGACGTCCACGTCGTTCTATCTGGTCGATGAGGCGTCGGGGCTCGGGCCGAAGATTGCGGCGGCGATCGAGG